CTACTTCTTTCAGACGGGCCACGATCCGCTGATTTTTGACCCTGCGGTCAGCACCACGACCTTCAGGCGCGTTAGTGAGAAGTCAGGCTATGTTGGCACTGTGCCTTCAGGCAACATCGCCATCAGCGCTTATGGCCGCTTGTGGGTGGCAGATACGGCATCGGACAACACCACGGTCTTTTTCTCTGATCTGCTTGCTGGGCATGTCTGGTCAACGGGTACTTCAGGCTCTCTCAATACCAACCTAGTTTGGCCTAATGGCGCGGACAACATCACCGGCCTAGCAGCGCACAACAACTTCCTAATCATCTTTGGTCAGCGACAGATTCTCGTCTATTCGGGCGCGACTACACCCGCAACCATCACACTCGCAGACACCGTAGCGGGTATTGGTTGCATCGCCAGAGATTCGATTCAAGGCACTGGCAAAGATGTCTTATTTTTGTCCAATTCCGGTGTGAGATCATTTGCGCGGACTGTAATTGAAAAGTCTGTGCCGATTGGCGATCTGAGCAAGAACGTGCGTAGTGACTTTATGAACATCGTCGCTGGTGAGACACTGGCAAACATCAAGTCTGTCTACTCTGAAACAGAGGCGTTCTACTTGATAACGCTGCCGTTTGTCAAAGAAGTGTTTTGTTTTGACACCCGTGGGCAGTTACAAGATGGATCGTTTCGAGTCACCACATGGGACTCAATCGAGCCTTCAGCATTGCTCTCAAGGCGTAATGGCGATCTGCTGTTGGGCAAGACAAGTTATATCGCCAAGTACACAGGCGCACAAGATGACACTTCGGCTTATCGTTTGCTTTATTACACCAACCACGCTGATCTAGGCAATGCCAATGTCACCTCGTTGCTCAAGCGGCTAAAAGTGGTCGTAATCGGAGGCACAAACCAATTTGTCACGATGAAGTGGGGCTTTGACTTCAGCACCAACTATCTTGCAACTAACGCGCAAATACCAACACAATCGGTTTCTGAGTACGGAATTGCTGAGTACGGCGCGAATGCCACAGTGGTGGCTCAATACGCCAACGGCGTGGCTTTGCAGACTTTAAGCGTGTCTGCCTCTGGTAGCGGTAAAATCGTGCAAACGGGTTATGAGTCAAACATCAATGGTTCGGCGCTGTCTATTCAGCGGATTGAAATCCAAAGCAAAGACGGGAAAACAGTATGAGTAACTATACACAGAGCACTAACTTCGCCACTAAAGATGCGTTAACTTCTGGCGACCCGCTGAAGATCGTTAAGGGCACGGAGATCAACACTGAGTTTGTGAACATTTCGGTGGCTATTGCAACCAAGGCTGACTTGGTTAGCCCTACTTTTACGGGTACGCCGGCAGCGCCTACTGCCACTTTGGGGACTAGCACTACTCAGCTTTCAACCACTGCATTTGTGCAAGCAGCACTTGCAACCTTGCATCCTGTTGGCTCAATCTACATTAACGCTACAAATAGCACAAATCCTGGCACTCTGTTGGGATTTGGCACTTGGACGGCCTTTGGAGCTGGCCGAGTTATGGTTGGCTTTGATTCTGGCAACGCTTTGTTTGATGCGGCTGAAGAAACAGGCGGTGCTGCGGATGCGACATTGCCAACGCACACACACACCGCCACCGTAACTGATCCCGGACACGCGCATGGGACTGAAACTGTTATTAATGTAGCCCTCGCTGGTGCTGGCTCAACAACTGTGCTGACTACAAATGGCGCGGGAGGGACGCAAAATGTGGATTCTGCATTTACAGGTATCACAGTAGCAAACGCATCCGCTGGCACAAGCGGGACTAACGCCAATTACCAGCCGTACATTACCGTTTATATGTGGAAGCGCACTGCATGATCACGCACCACTTCAGCGATGGTCTATATGCCAAAGAAACCGCATTTGCGGCTGGCACAGCCATCCTGAAGCATACGCATGACTTTAGCCACTTGTCGATTCTTGCCAAGGGCAAGGTTGCGGTTTTGCGAGGCACAGAGATTGACATTGTTGATGCCCCAGCTTGCATTGAAATTAAGGCTGGAATGACGCACGGCGTCAAGGCCATCACTGATTGCGTTTGGTTTTGTATTCACGCCACTGACGAGAAAGACCCGTCTAAAGTGGACGAAATTTTGATTAAAGGGGAATAATATGCCTATGGCTGCCGCTGCAATTATGGGGGGTTCATCGCTACTTGGCGGTTTGCTAGGCGGCAGGTCTGCTGAACGCGCAGCCCGTACCCGCGCCGACGCAGAAATGAGAGCCGCGCAACTTGCGGCTGAAGAAGCGCGTTTTAGACCAGTAGGAATTACGACGCGCTTTGGTCAGTCAAATTTTCAAACTGACGCAAATGGTCGGGTTATTGGGGCTGGCTATACGCTAGACCCTACACTTCGTGCCTATCAAGATCGGTTTATGGGCTTGGCTGGTGGCGGTCTGTCTCAAGCTGAGATGGCAGGAGCACGATTTTCTCCTTTGACTCGGGGTGCGGAAGGTCTGTTTAATCTTGCTGGTCAGTATATTGCAGAGTCGCCAGAGCAAGCCGCGCAAAAGTACATGCTTAGTCAGCAGGATTTAGTTGCGCCAAGCCGGGAACGTCAATTAGCTGGCATACGAACTAATTTGTTTAACACGGGTAGAACTGGTTTGTCTTTTGGCGCTACTGGCGCTCGACCTAGTGGTGGCGCTGGCCTCGGTGCATCTAGTCCAGAGATGGAAGCCTACTACAACGCTGTCGCGCAAGAGGACGCACGACTTGCAGCTGGAGCTACGCAAGCAGGGATGGATCAGGCGCGCTTTGGCGCTGGTCTTTTTGGCACAGCTGGCAACTTGCTTACGCAAGGCTACGCGGGTGAGACAGCGGCACTTGGCCCATACGAGGCTTATCTGGCGCAAATGCAAAAACTTGAGGCTCTTGGTCAGCAGCCGCTTGATCTGGGCATTAATATTGGCGCTAAGGGGCAGAGTACTGGCGCGGCGCAAGCGTTGTTAAGTGGTGGAATGGCTGCGGCGCAAACAAGGGGCGCAGCCGATGCCTACAATCCGTTTGCTACTGCGCTGACACAAGCTAGTCAAAATCCAGCGTTACAGCGAGGATTGGGTAACCTGTTTGGCGGGTATAACGCTACTGCTGATATCGCGGCCTTCCCCGCTGGCAATCCATACGCAACAGGTGAGTTTTCTAACCTAGGTTATTGGACTTAAGGACTAAATTATGGCAACCGACATCGTTCAATCCTTATTCGGCGTTACGCCACAGGCTTATCAGCAAGCCCAGCAAGACCGCATGGACTTGCAAGCGTTGCAGTACGCCAAGCTCGACCCCTTCCAGCAAGCCAACTACGCTATTGGGCGCGGTGCTTCTGGCTTGGCTGGTGCTATTGGCGGCGCTCTGGGTGGGCAAGACCCTGAGTTGCAGCGCATCACAATGCGCCAGCAGATAGCGGGTCAGATCGACTTTAGTGACGATGAGTCTATGAAACGCGGCATTGCAGCGTTAGCGCAGAGCGATCCTCAAGGCGCAATGCAGTTGCAGCAAGTCCTTGTGAGCCAACAGGCCAAACGAGCTTCTATCGGCAAAGATGAGGCAGCGGCAAGGGCTTCTGACGCCGCTGCCACACGCGACCGCACAAAAGCGCCGCCAGCTATTGACAAAGACATTCAAATAGCAGAGGAAATTTCAAGTTTGCAAGAACGGATATTTCAGTTTCAAAATTTACCCGCAAGCCCAGAACGCGATCAAGCCTTGCGTCTTGCATCTATTAAACTTCAAGAATTGCAGCGCTTGTCAACTAAAGCTGGCGAAAAACCGGTAGCCCCAAACATTAAAGAAGTCGGAACTGCCGTAGCGTCGGGTAAAGCTGTATATACCTATCAAACAGCCGATGGAGTGCAGCAAATTACATTTGAAACAGATGCTGATGGTAAACAGGTTATGAAGCCGTATGTCGGCCCTGTAGATCGCACGACTGCTAAGATTGACGCGAGAGCACCAGGAGCGCCTGTAAAGCCCAAAGACTGGATGGACTTTACTATAAACGTATTGAGTAAAGACCCAGTAATGAATCGTACATCAACGATTCTTTCTGATGCGCCTAGCGCTATCGAAATCATTCGTTCCTCTACAACAAATGACATCTCTGCCGCTGCCTTGCCTGGAGCTTTGGCGCGCTTGACAGGCGAAGGCAAAAACATGTCTAACCAAGACGTGGCTCGTTTTGCACGAACCGGCGGTCTTGATGATCGTTTAGCTCAAGATGCGGTTAAGTTTTTTGCTGGAACAGCGACCTCGGTCAAAAAAGACCAAGCCGAGAAATTTGCCACAGCGCTTTACCGTGGCGCGTTAATTGAGCGCCGGAAAAAACTTGTTAATGAGTCTGAACAATACGGCTATTTGGACTCGCCAAACTACCAGACTGCGCTACGCCAAATTGACGATCAACTTAGTCAATTTAAGTTAAAAACAAAAGGAGGCGCTGAAAAGCCCTCTGCACCAGCTACTAAAACTGGCGTTCCATTAATTGACAAGTACATCTCTCCTGACTTGGAGAAAAAATAATGGCTACCTACGAACAGGTCATGGAAGCGCTGCGTCTAGCAGACGCGGCTGGGAATCAGGACGATGCGCGCCAGCTAGCCGCAATGGCTATTAGACTGCGGCCTCAAGACACACTTGGCGAGCTTGGGCTAAAAACCGCGCCCACTCCAGCTACCAGTACGGGCCAATACTTGATGGAGAGCGCAAAACGGGGGCTGTCTTCACTTCCAGCAAGATTAGGCGCTGGCAGCGCGCAACAAACCGGAACGTTTGCTGGCGCGTTTCCGACTCAACCAGAGTTGGAAGAGTTTACAACGCCTAACATCCAACGACGCATGGGCGTTGATGTTGATTTGCGCCCCACTACGCAAACACAAAAATATGCTGGCGCTGCTGTAGAGGCAATGACAGACCCGCTTAATTTACTTGGGCTTCCAGTAACTGGGCCAGCTCGCGCCGCGCTGTTTACTGGCGCTGGT